GGTGATGAGCGTGACCTGGCTGTTAAGCTGCGCAGCCTCCTGCGTCGCGCTGACCACAGATGAGAGCTGATCCTTGATCGCTGCCGCCGCGTTCTTGATCGCGGTCTCTGCGGACGCCAGCGCGAACGCAGGCATGCCCGAGCCGTCGTAATCGGTCGCGAACTGCGCATCCGTCGCCGCGTTGGCGGCATCGGCAGCGGCGGAGACCTGCGCGACCGGATCACTGACCGCCGACGGGCTCGGCGATTGCGCTGGCGTCTCGGAGAACTCCAGCGAGAACTGAGCGTATCCGCCATCGGCACGCGACTCGTGGACCGATACGCTCGAACAGATGACGGTCAGCGATCCGTAGTACGGATGCACGAGCGTGCCGGGCCCGAATTTCTCGAGCTCGTTTAGCAGATCGTTTTTCTGCGAGAGGTAGTTATCGCCGATGACGTAGCCTTCGACCCGGTGGGTGTGCGCCGTCTCGCCGAGGTCCTCGACGTAGGGCTCGTCGCGGAACGGGAACTGATGCACGACCGTACGGCGACCGCCGGCGCGGTCGGCGCTCTCGACGAGGAACGGCACGCCGCGAAAGCTGGCGCCGATGAGCGTAACGCCGGGGATGGTGCGCCCGTCCGGCATCTTGCGGTCCGGAAATGTGACCCGCCGCAGATCGTCAGACCAGGTCATGAGCCGAACCCGAGTTGATGCCCCATGGTCATGTCTACGTCACCTGTGCTGGATGGATCGATCGCGGCTCGTGTGCCCTTGGGAGCGTTCCGGATGTCGACCGTGATCTTGGATTTGCCGCCGCTGTTGCCGTTGATGACCGCGGCGAGCTCCGTGGCGATGTTCTTGGCGAGCGAGGTTCCGGAGAAATCTAACGCCGCAGCCTTAGCGGTGATCAGCTGCTCGTCAAAGCTAGGTCCGGAGGGCTTGGCAGTGCCTTCGATCCGATCCTGAGCCGTCTTGTCGTCGAGCTCCTCCCTCTGGCGATCCAGCCCCATCTGGTAGGCGGCATCGCTTTCCGCGCGCTGCTTTACTTCGGCATCCGACAGGCTGCTGTCCCCGGCGCGGGCATCCTTTGCATACGCTGTGACCAGCTTGTGATATTTCACTTTGTCCGCGAGCCATCGTCCGGCTTTGTGAGCCGCGGCAAGCGCGCCGACGAACGCAACCGCCGCGGCGGTCCACGCGGCGATCTGTAAGCCGATCGGAGATGCCAACACCATCGTGCCGAGACCCACGAATGCGGAGCCGAGAGTAACCAGCGCGCCGATGAGCGGTCCCGCGAGGATGGCCGCGACCGCGACCGCTACGGTCTTGAGCCCGCCGACCTTATCAACAAAGCTACTGACCCACGCGACCGCTCCCTTCACGGCATCGACCACCGCGTGAACCGCGCCGGGCAGCTTCTCTCCGATGGATGCTGCCCACTGCTTGATATCGCCCTGGTGTCCGACGAGCCATTCCTTGAGTTGCTCGACGAGTCCAGTGATCGCGGGCGCGAGCCCCGTCACGATCGAGGCCTCGACGCCATCGAGGACGAATCCCACCTTGTTCATCGCCTCTTTGACCGTGCCGGCAGCGGCAGCGGCCTTGCCCTGGCCCGGCGCAAGCGCCGCATACTCGTCGGTGAGCGCCTTGATCCCCTTCCCGTTTTTCATGAGGAACGGAATCAGTGCGGGGTCCATCCCTGTAGCAGCAGCAAGCGCCGCACGTCGCGCCGGGTCTTCCTCCTTCGCGAAAGCGTCGGCAAGATCGAGCGTAGCTTCTTGTACGTTCTTGGTGTGAACCAGCTGTTTGGCCAGCGCCGGGTTCACCCGATTTATGAACTTCAGCATGCGACCCGTGCCCGCCTGTGCGCGACCGAGTGACATGGAAAAGGATTCTAGGCTTGAGTCCAGAGCATCAACCGGGGCGCCGGATTGCTTCGCGGCCCCCTCGAGGCTGGCGAGCGCATCTGCACCGATCCCAATGCGCTGCGCCTTCTTGCCGAGGTCGTCAAACTTATTGACTAGACTAAGCAGCCCGGCGCCTGCGAGCCCGACCACGCCGCCGATCATCGCGACCTTACCGAGCAGGTCGCCGATGGCCGAGCCCACGCCCTTGAAGCCGTCGATCACGCCGTTGAGGCCGCTTTTCTCGCCGAGCTCGCCGAGCGCCTTTTTAAAGTCGTGCGTAGGCTTCGATGCCTTATCGAGCCGATCGTTGATCGCTTTGATCTTGGCGGTCGCCTGGTCGACCGTCCGGATCACGATCGACAGCTGCGTGGTTTTGTCAGCCATTAGGTTTCTCGTTGCACCACGTCAGTCGATCGAACCAGAACATCAGCTCGTCCACATCCATCGCCCAAAGCTCCGACGGCTGGAAATGAAACTCCTTGGCGAACAGCGCTAAGGCGTTTTCCCAGCCCCCAGGCAGCGAATGAAAAAAGAGAGCGCGATCTCGATCACCTCCCCGGCGTCGTCCGCGTCGAGCATCTCGATCACCTTGATCGGCTGCCCGCACATCCGCGAGGCCAACAGCATGAGCTGGTCAGCCGTCGGCGTGGTGTCGATCTTCAGGCCCTTGATGTCCGCGAGCTTGCCGCGACGAAACAGGAGCGAGCCGATCGGGTCGCCCGCGAACTCGATCGGATAGGCGAGCTTGAGCGAGTACGGGAACTCGCGCTCCTTGATCTCGGGCTCGTCGGCCACTAGCTAATCTCCTGGCCGCTCTTGCCTTCCCATCGGACCATGATCTCGCTCTCGCCGCTCTTCACCGTGGCATCGCCCGCGTACCAAGCTTGACGGAGTGAGATGGTCTTACCGTTGGCTAGCGCCAGCGTGACCGTAGCGCCGGTGATGACCGAGAGCGCGGCAACGTCGAGCGTTACGCGATCGGTGATCATGCCCTCGATGAACGCTGGAGTCGGCTCCTCCTTGTAACCGTGAATTCCATCAGTGCCGACGATCGCGGTGCGCTTGGGCGTTCCGAGCGAATACGAGAATTCGCCCTTCGCGTCCATAATTTCGCCATTTACTTGGAGCTGCAACAGCCCCGCGCGTCGCTGTGAATCGGCCATATCAGTTTGCTCCCTGCATCAAGTTGATCCGGATCGTCGGCGCGACGCTCGGAAGCGGCTGTTGCGCCCGCTTGAGATAGGCAATGGCGCCGCGGAGCAGCGCCGGGCTGTCTTTGAAGTGACCGATGCCGGAGTTGCAGTGGTGACAGAGGATGCCGCGGACCGCGCCGGTGCTGTGATCGTGGTCCACGAACAAGCGCTTGCCGTTCGCATTGGCGGTCGCGCCACAGCATGCGCATGCGCCGCCCTGCGCGGCGAGCATGGCATCGTAGTCGGCCGGCGTAAGGTCGTATTTGGCGAGGTCGTAAGCACGCAGGCGCTCGGGGTTGCGCTTGCGCCATGTGGCCCGCGACTCTTCGTACTTCGACAACGATTCGTCGGCGGCCTTTGCCATCCAACTGCGCTGATATTCCCTGCCGGCCTCGGGGTTCGCGGCTCGCCGTGCTACTTGCTTTTCGCGCGACTTCTTCCGGGCGGCCTCGAGATTGCGCTGATAGCTTGCGCGCCCATAGGCTCGTGACTTTTCCGGGTTCGCCTTCTGATAGGCGCGCGTATATAGCTGCTGACACACGCGACAGTTGCCGCACCCATTTTTGACTGCCGATGGTGCGTACTCGGTCACCGGCTTATCCAGCCGACAACGCGAGCATCTGATGTGTCCGTCGATGATTGCCACGCTTGTCCTATAACCGAAATTGGACTTGCGCCGCCGTGAGCGCCAGGAAGTTAATCAAATTCGGCGGCAACATGAAGTTGAGGCGATTCGGATCCGAAACGTCCCGCTCGCAAACCAGGTCACGCTTGAACTGAACCAGATCCTCGACGAGCCCGAGCGCGAGCATGTCTTCGAACCAGGCGACCGCGAACGCCTTGCCAAGCAGCGGCGTCACGACAATTTGCCCTGATCCGTATGGCGTTGCGTCCGTGGCGAGCTTCGCGCGCGGGAACTGGTTCTGCCAGGAAACTCGAAACGAGTAGCGGAGATACAGCAGCGTCAGCAGCGTGGTAAGGTCGCGGTACGACGGATCCGCCGCGCCGCTCGGGCTCGTCTCGTAGGTCGTGACCATGCGCTCGAGCTGGACGCCGCCGCCGGTGACGCGCTTTGTGGTCGCGATGCCGGCATAGAGCAGCAAGTTGCGCTCCGTGCTCGGATCCCATTGATCCGCTTCGGTCGAGGCCAGCGCACGCGACAGGGCGAGCGTTTGGAACGGACGACCAGGATCCGCGGCGCCGTACTGCGTGATTGCGGCATTCATTGTGAGGAGCGTCTGCCGTAGCGCGATGACGACGTGCGCCAATGACGTAGTGGTCACCGTCGCGGATCGCGCGCGTGGACATCGACGCGCTCGTCGACCGCGCCGGTCGGATCGACGTCGACGGTGAGCATCGAGCCGAACAGCGAGCTGATGATCGAGCAGGCATCGTCGTCGAGCGACGGCAGCACCAGCGCCTGCGC